AAGCAAATGCAAGCAAATGTAAGCAAACGCAAGCAAATGCAAGCAAATGTAAGCAAACGCAAGCAAATGCAAGCAAATGTAAGCCTACTAATAACATAAGACATAAGACAGAAGACGAAGAACATAAGACAGAAAACGATATACCCTCTAAATCCCCCTCTACGAGGGACGCATTCGAGCGTTTTTGGTCAGTTTACCCGCGAAAAATCGGGAAACAGTCTGCTAAGAGAGCTTTCGAGCGGGTCAAAGTCCCACTCGAAACACTTGTGACCGCAGTGGAGCGGCAGAAGTGCAGCGACCAATGGACGCAGAACAACGGGCAGTTTATTCCACACCCCGCTACATGGCTGAATCAAGGCCGGTGGGACGATGAGCTACCCGAGAGCGGCAGAGGGTATCACTACGACTACGGCAACACGGAGGGAAGCCTATGAACGTTGACGCATTGATCGACAGCATCGCGAAAAAGGCCGAGCCTGTTCGTGATCTGGTCGATTACGAGAAAGACGGGCTGCTGTACTGCGGCCATTGCAACACGCCGAAGCAGTGCCGCATCCCCATCGGCGGGAATGTCCGCCTTGTCGGGTGCCAGTGTGCTTGCGCGGCGCGAGAGTACGAGGCCGAGAAAAAAGCTCGCGCTGACCGTGAGAAGCGACTACGCATCGAAACGCTGCGTGCTGACGGAATCCGCGACAAGAGCCTGACGGCGTGCCGGTTCGACAAGGCGACGATGAGTGACGAGATCGTCAAATGCAAACGCTATGCCGACGCATGGGACGATATGCGGCGCGAGAACAATGGGCTTCTGCTGTGGGGCAACACCGGCAACGGGAAGACCTTCGCGGCGGCGTGTATCGCCAACGAGCTGATTGACCGCGGGATCCCGGCGATGATTACGAGCTTCCCGCGAATCCTCAACGCGGGATACGACAAGAAAGAAATCGTCGAGCAGGTGCACTATTACCCGCTGATGGTGATCGATGATCTCGGCGCAGAGCGCAGCAGTGAGTACGCAATGGAGACGGTTTACACGGTCATTGACGAGCGATACAAGGCCAAGAAGCCGCTGATCGTCACCACAAACCTGACGCTTGACGAGCTGTGCAGGCCGAAAGACATGGCCTATCAGCGCATCTATGACCGCATCCTCGAGATGTGCACGCCACTGGTATTCAAGGGCGATAGCATGAGACGCGACAAGGCAAATCAGCGCATGAGGCACGTCAAATCGGTGTTGGCAGGCGGTGCGCCGTGAGCGGGTATCGCGGGGGCATTTTCAAGTGCCCGTTTTACTCGCGGGACTACCGCGACTATCTCAACTGCGAGGGCGCACAAGTCAAGCTACCAAAAGAAGAGCTGGACGAATACACGCGGCGCTACTGCGCCAACGAAGAATGGCGGCGCTGCCCGATCGCTCGGGCGCTGACGCTGCACTACGAAAGGACGGAGAACCGATGAGCGAAAGAAACAGAGACAAGATCAAGAAGCTCAAACACGAGATTGGCCGCTACGAAAAGCGCTGCGGCGACCTGATGAAGCTGAACGCGCAGCTTTCCCAGCGAGCCGCAGGCGTTGCCGAGATCAGCATTGCAACCGACGCGCTGCTTGCACAGGTGGCGATTGCCTACGGTGAGGACGCAGTAGACCCCGACACGGGGGCGGTCATCGGCAAACGCCTGATGCTGCCGAAATTCGACGCACGGGAAACCTATCGCAAGTACGAAGTGCATGCCAGAAGGGACGGCGAAAACTACATCATCGGCGTCGGTTTGCGTGACGATCCTGCGGACGGCAAGCGGGAAACTGCCGGGAATGCCCCTGAGAGCGTGCAGGAGCGCTCGGAATGCGAAAAACGTGAAATGACACCGCCGGAGGATAAAAACGCGCAGAGCGCGTCTCTGAGCAATTTGCAGGAGGCACATGATGGCGCTGACATCGGCTGACCTTGCGAGGCTGGGGCCTGCGGCGCAGAAGCAGGTGCTTGACAAACTGGTGGGCGAACAGAAGCCGAAGAAAAGCAAGTACGGCAACCGCAAGGTCGTGTGCGACGGCATCAAGTTCGATTCCGAGCGCGAGGCGGCACGGTTCGGCGAGCTGAAAGTGCTGCGAGCGATGGGCAAGATTCGCGATTTGCGGTTACAAGCCAATTTCACGCTCGTTGAGGGCTACACGACCATCGAGGGAGAGAGGATCAAGCCGATGGTCTACCGCGCGGATTTTGTTTACGAGCGGGCGACCGACCCGGACTGCAACGGAACGGTGCACTGGCTGCGTGAGGTCGAGGACGCAAAGGGCGCGAAAACGAAAGACTATCTGCTGAAAAAGAAACTGATGCAGGACAAGTACGGCATCGCGATCCGCGAGGTGTGAGATGAGCTTTGAGCACTGCCACAGCTGCCTGCCACCCGTGCGCTATCCCGGCTGCCAGGACCATTGCCCGTATTATGCGGAGGATATTGCGAAGGCCCGGGCGGCGAAGGCCGAAGAGAAGCGGCAGACGCAGGCAAAAGACGATTATTTGGGCGCGCGCCATTTCAAAACGCGGCGCATGCAGAACTTGAAAAAATAAAAGGGAGCAAGAAAAGATGATCACAGAAATGGAATTAGGCCATCGTATCCGCGATTTGCGCAAAAAGAAAGGGCTGTCACAGTTGTCCTTTGCGGCGGATATTGACGCGCCGCAAAGCACCATCGCTTTATGGGAAACGGGAAGGTGTTACCCGAGGTTAGAATCGCTTGGGAGATTGGAGAAGGCGTTCGACGTCCCTGTAAGCGCGTTACTGCTCGAGAGCGGAACACCGAAGGGCGTCCCGACCGAGCATGAAATCGGCAAACGGATTTTGGCATGGCGTAAGCTGCGCGGGATGACCTTACAACAGCTTGCCGACAAGGCAGGCGTCGGGCTGACCACGATACATAACCTCGAAACCGGACTGTGGTATGCGAAAATGCCGACGTACCTTTACATCGCCGAAGCGTTGGACGTGTCGCTTGACGCCCTGATCTACGGGGAGGTGCGCGCATGAGCAAGATCATGAGACCGAAAACGCCGTTTGAGTTCTGCGCTTATCCGGTGCTCAAGGAAGCACTGGAAAAGACGAATTACAATCAAACCGAACTGGCGCAATCCCTCGGCACGTCGCAGTTTACGGTGTTGGCGTGGGCGCGTGGCGAAAGAGATGTGACGGTGCGGTTGCTGCTGGCGCTGGAAGACCTGACGGGGATGACGTTCCGGGAGCTATTCGGAGACTGCGAGGGACGGAAATGACCGGGTATAGCAGTCAGCCGATCTCGCAGAGAGCGGCGAAAGAGCTGCTAGCGCTCCCACTCGGAGACAAGGTGTTTTTGAGCCGCGAGAAGATTGAGCAATGGTACGACGCATGGGGCGGCAAGTGCTACGTCAGCTTTTCCGGCGGGAAGGATTCGACGGTGCTCGCCTATCTGGTTGCGAAGGAGCTATCGCGCTATCGCACGCCGATCTATCCGCTGACGTTGGTATTTGTCAACACGGGGCTTGAGTATCCAGAGATCCAGCATTTCGTTAGCGACTACGCGGCGTGGCTGCAAAGGAAGTTTCCGCGGATTGACGTGCAGCTCGTGCGGCTGCGGCCAAAAATGAATATCAGGCAGGTCATAGCAAAGTACGGGTATCCCGTCATCGGCAAAAAACAGGCGCGCTTTGTCCGCGATCTGCAAAACGCGCACGGGCAGAACAATGCAACGGTCAATCTGCATCTGACCGGCTACAACCGGCGGGGCGTATACTGCTCGACGATGAAACTGGCGGACAAGTGGCATTATCTCAAGGATGCGCCGTTCTGTATTGGCGAGCAGTGCTGCGATGTAATGAAAAAAGCGCCCGCCAAGCGATACAACGCCGCGAGCGGATGCGTGCCGTTTACGGCAATGATGGCGAGCGAGAGCCAGCAGCGAGAAAAAGAATGGAAGCGCACGGGCTGCAACGCCTTTGAGGGCAAGCGCCCTATGAGCAAGCCTATGAGCTTCTGGACAGATCAGGACGTGCTTGCGTTCCTAAAGGACGAAAACATCCCGCATTGCAGCGTATACGGCGACATCGTGGCGAGCGACGGGGAAAATGATTATCCGTCAACGCTCTTCGCAAAGCCGCTGCACTGCACGGGATGCCAGAGGACGGGGTGCATGTTCTGCGGTTTCGGGGCGCACCTTGAAAAGGGTGAAAACCGCTTCGAGCGCATGAAGCGTACACACCCGAAGCACTATGAGTTTTGCATCGGCGGTGGCGAATGGGACACGGACGGGCTATGGAAGCCAAGCGAAAAGGGCCTCGGCTATGGCCGAGTGCTGGATTTTATCGGAGTGAGGTATTGACCATGTACATTGGCGAACCATTTAGCTGGAAGCCTGCCGCATTTGAGGGAAGCAACGGCATTATGAGCGTGACCACGAAAGAGACGACTGCGCACGGGCGCGTCGTCTACATCAACGAGGAGCACCGTTACTTTACGGCGGAGGCCGATTTCAACGGGAAGAAGCTCAGAGAGAGCTTTAAGTTTTAACAAAAATCAGGAGGAATTCATTATGAACACCAATCAGGACTACATCGTTCGCTGCGACCGCGCAGGAGTATTCTTCGGTAAGATCAAGGAGCACAACGGTTCCGAGGTTACCATGACCGAGGTTCGCAAGCTGTGGAGCTGGGACGGCGCGTGTGCCGTGGAGCAGCTGGCGCAGGACGGCACAAAAGCACCGGGCAACTGCTGTTTTACCGTGATGGTTCCCGAAATGACCGTGCTGGGCGCGATCCAGATCATCCCGTGCACGGATGCTGCATCGGTATCGCTTCGCGGCGTAAAGGAGTGGAAGAGATGACGCTTGACGATAAGGTAAAGGAATTCTTGGCAGTAAACCCCGGCTCCGGCGACGGCTGCGGTTCCGGCTACGGTTCCGGCTACGGCTGCGGTTCCGGCTACGGTTCCGGCTACGGCTCCGGCGACGGCTCCGGCTCCGGCTACGGCTACGGCTCCGGCTACGGCTCCGGCTACGGTTCCGGCTACGGCTCCGGCTCCGGCTACGGTTCCGGCTACGGCTCCGGCGACGGCTCCGGCTCCGGCGACGGCTCCGGCATTAAAAACTTCAATGGGGAACCGGTTTATCAAATTGACGGCGTAAATACTCTGATTCGTTCCGTGCGCGGGAACACTGCGCACGGGGCAATCGTGAATAATCATTTGACGACCACGCCGTGCTGCATCGTCAAGCAGGGAAACATTTTCGCGCACGGTGAAACGCTTCGTGAAGCAATGGAAGCACTGCGAGACAAGCTTTTCGAGGATATGCCGGAAGAGGATATGCCGGAAGATGAGCGCATTGATACGTTTCTGCGCGAAACAGACCGAGAGAAATCATATCCGACACAGTATTTTTACGACTGGCATCATCGCTTGACCGGCTCGTGCGACATGGGGCGAAAGCAGTTTGCCCATGACCACGGTATTGACCTCGAGCACGGCATGATGACGCTGACGGAGTTTTTGGAGCTGACGAAAAATGCTTACGGCGGCGATGTGATTCGAAAAGTGATCGATAGAATGGAGGCATAAATGGACGCTTTAGAATTTTTGAAAGAACGTAAAAGAATGTGTAAATTGTACACTTGCTGTGGTGGCTGTCCCCTTGAAGGAACTTCCTGTGCCCTTAGCCATACCGCGGACGAAAAATATTACGAACAGATTATCAACACCGTCGAGCAGTGGTCGAAGGAGCACCCGCGAAAGACGCGGCAGAGCGTGTTTCTGGAGCGGTGGCCGGAGGCGGAAATTGACACATATGGGTGTTTAATGTTATGCCCAAAGCGCATTTCTGCTGATTGTCGGAACAGCTACGGGAATTGTACAAATCGGTTGTGCTCTGACTGTCGCCGCGAGTTCTGGATTCAGGAGGTGGAATGATGAAACGCCTGACATTTGAGGGGAACTTCTGCGACATCGCGCAATGTCGGGAGCTTCCGTGCCCGCGTAACGGCGAGTGCTCCCAGCGGAAGGTGGGGGAGCGGCTGAAAGCCTACGAGGACAGAGGGTGTGCGCCGGAAGAAGTTCTACCGAAAGATAAGGCGGACGAGTTGCAGCTGCGGCGAGCCAAAGGAGGTGTAACGAATGGAATCTCTTGTTGAAGGCGTTGGAATGTTCTTTATGGCGATTGGCGGCATTGCAGCGATTCTTGCAGCGTTATGCTTTTTATGGTGGCTGGTTGAGACTGCATGGATTGCAGCAAGCAACAGATTCCGCGATATCTGCAAGGCGGAAAGTCTGATTTTTGAATATCGACGAGAGCGCAAAGAATATCTGTGGTGGAAAGAGCACGTGAAAGGTAACGTATATGCTGACGATCACGATTAAAGCCAACGTCCCCGCCGCTGACGCGCAGGGCATCAAGGAGCGCATCGCCATGGACATCGAGCGATACGGCGACGTGAAGGTCGTGAGCATCGTAAGCGACCGGGGGCGGGAAGAACAGATGAAAATGGAAGGAGCCAAATTATGAGCATCAACATCAAGAAGTACACCAAAGACCAGATGGCGAAGATGGTGGAGGAAGCGCAGGAGAAGACCGCTGAGGACACGATCCTTGATCTGGTTGATGCATGTGCTGAAAACTGTAAGGTGTATGGCAGTTACGTCTCTTCCGTTGAGGACGTGGAAGAGGCCAAGCGGGCGCTGGCGAAGCAGGCGGCGCGATGCGTAGAACACGCAATGCTCGACAACGATATGTTTCGGGTAGACGGCGGCACGGTGAGCTGGAAGCTGCTGCTATACGGAGGTAACAGCAAGGTCGTGAAGGTCGAGAGCGAATGGGCAAAGAAGTACGAGCAACAGCATCTATAAGAGAAAGAGGCAGGGCGAAAGCCCTGCTTCTCTTTTTGCCGTGAGGGAGAACCTCTTTCTTTTCTTTTATATTTCTTTTCTTTCGGGAGAGGGTGCTATACGCAGGATGTATCTATGTTGTGTGTATGTAAATATACAGGGGGAGAGCGTAGAAAGGAAAGAGAAAGTTTCTGCGCCCGTGGTGAGAAATAAAAGATGGCGTGTTACCGTCGGAAATAGGAAGCTCGGTTCCCCGAGCGGGGATAAGAATGCTGCGCGATAAGGCCGAGGGCGGGGGGCTTGCAGCATAAAAAAGAAAGGTGGTGGCGGCATGGCAAAAAATGGGCATCCTCCCAAATATGCGACGGTCGAAGAAATGCAGGCCGTCATTGACCGATACTTTGAGGATTGCAAAGGCGAGCCAATCATCGGGGACGATGGGATGCCGATCCTCGACAAATTCGGGCAGCCGTTTATCATTCACCAGCGCCCGCCGACGGTGACGGGGCTGGCGCTCGCACTTGGATTTACAAGCAGACAGGCGCTGCTGAACTATCAGGCGAAGAAAGGGTTTGTTGACACGGTCACGCGCGCGAAGGCCCGCATCGAGGCTTATGCCGAGGAACGCCTCTTCGACCGAGACGGGCAGAGGGGCGCGGAATTCAGCCTGCGATACAATTTCCGCTGGGTAAATGACGAGAAAAAGGACGACGGTGGAGAAAGCATGTGCGGTGTGGCAGAGCTGCCCGCGGTAATGCCTGTTCCGCAGGACGCGGGAGGTGATGCGAATGGCGAAGCGTAGCGTGGTATGGAAGCCGCAGCCCAAGCAGGCGCTCTTTATGAGCCGCTGGGAGGACGAGGCCCTATACGGCGGCGCGGCCGGTTAGGCGGGGGGAAATCCGATGCGTTGGTCATCGAGGCATTGCGTCAAGTAGATATCCCGTATTACAAGGCGATCATCCTGCGAAAGACCTTCCCACAGCTGGCCGAGCTCATTGACAAGACACTGAACTACTACCCGCGTATCTATCCGGGCGCGCGCTACAACGGCAGCAGCCACACGTGGACATTCCCAAGCGGGGCGAAAATACTCTTCGGCTCGATGCAGTACGCAAAGGACAAGATCAAGTATCAGGGACAGGCGTATGACTTTATCGCATTCGACGAGCTGACCCACTTTACATGGGAAGAATACAGCTACCTCTTTTCCCGCAACCGACCGAACGGGCCGGGGACGCGTGTATACATCCGCAGCACGGCGAACCCCGGCGGTGTGGGGCACGGATGGGTCAAGGAACGTTTCATCACGGCAGCGCCGCCGATGAGGACCATCCGCGAGGATGCCGTCGTGCGCTTTCCAGATGGGCGCGAAGAGCATCGGCAGAAGAGCCGCATCTTTGTGCCAAGCACGGTATTCGACAATAAGATACTGCTCGAGAACGACGCCAGCTATTTGACGCGCCTTGCGTCGATGCCGGAGGCGGAGAAGAACGCGCTGCTTTACGGCGATTGGGATACGTTCTCCGGACAGGTGTTTACCGAGTGGCGCAATGACAGCAAGCACTACCGCGACCGCATCAACACGCACGTCATTGCACCGTTCCAAATCCCACGCGAGTGGCCGATCTGGTGCGCAATGGACTGGGGCTATTCAAGGCCGTTCGCCATCGGTTGGTTCACGGTCGACCATGACAGGCGGCTCTACCACATCCGGGAATATTACGGTTGCACGGGTACACCGAACGAGGGCGTGAAGATGGAACCGACGGCAGTAGCCCGCGAGATGAAGCGCATTGAGGCAGAAGACCCGAATCTCAAGGGGCGGCACATCTTCCGTGTGGGCGACCCTGCCATTTGGGGCACGCAGGGCACAGAGAGCATCGGCTCGCTCTTTGAGCGCGAGCGCGTCTACTTCGAGAAGGGAGACAACGCCCGCATCGACGGCAAGATGCAGCTGCACAACCGATTCGCGTTCGATGAGAACGGCGTGCCGATGCTGTATATCTTCAATACGTGCAAAAATTTCATCCGCACGGTGCCAAACCTTGTTTACGACGAAAAGGACGTTGAGGACGTGAACACCGAGCAGGAGGATCATATCTACGACATGACACGCTATGTGTGCATGGAGAATCCCATTGCGGCGCGGGTAAATAAGCCGCCGAAGCCGGTCTTGTATGACCCGCTGGGCATCAATACGCCGAGCTACGACAGATATGCGTGGTTCCAACACAACTGACAGGAGGGGAAGATATGGCAGGGACGAGAAAATTCCCGCAGACGCAGCAGCAGGCCGACGCGGCTGGCGCTGCTGCGATGTTGGATGCAAAGGCAGAAGCGCCGCTTGTAGGCGCATTCCGCGACAGCGACGCGGCGATGAACAGCGGCGCAGCCATTGGCAGCAAGGAGATCGGCGACGCCGTAGAAACGCTGCAAAAGTACAAGCAGGGCAAGAGCAACTTTGAGAATCGCATCATCAGCGAGGAGCACTGGTGGAAGCTTCGGCATTGGGAGGATATCCGACGCGGGGCGAAAGACGCGGGGGAATCGCCAGAGCCTGCGAGTGCGTGGCTGTTTAACTCGATCATGAATAAGCACGCCGACGCGATGGACAACTACCCCGAGCCCGTATGCCTGCCTCGCGAGCAGAGCGACGAGGAAAGCGCGAAGACGCTCTCGTCCGTGCTGCCGGTCATCATGGAATACAACGAATTTGATAGCACATACAGTTTCGAGTGGTGGGAAAAGCTCAAACACGGCGTGGCGATCTACGGCGTGTTCTGGGACAAGGAGAAAGACAATGGGCTCGGCGACATCGCTATCGAGGGCATTGACCCGCTGAATATCTTCTGGGAGCCGGGTGTTGAAGACATTCAGAAGAGCCGTAACGTGTTCACGGTGGCACTCGTCGACCGAGACATCATCGAGGACGAATATCCGCAGTTTGCGGATAAGCTCAGCGGCAGCAGCATTGAAACGGCGAAATACGAGTACGACGACACGGTGGACACGAGCAACAAGGTCGCCGTGATCGACTGGTATTACCGCAAGAAGACTGCAGACGGGCGAACGGTGCTGCACTACGCGAAGTTTATCGATGAGGAGCACATCATTTACGCCAGCGAAAACGACCCCGAATATGCGGAGGGCGGATTCTACGAAGACGGCGAATATCCGTTTGTGTTCGACGTGCTGTTCCCCGAGAAGGGCACACCTGCGGGATTTGGGTATACGGCCATTGCAAAGGATCCGCAGCTCTACATCGACAAGCTGTGGGGCAACATCCTCGAAACTTCAATGATGGGCAGCAAGCGCCGGTATTTCGCGAGTGAAAGCCTGAACATCAACGAAGAAGAGTTCCTTGACTGGCGCAAGCCGATCATCCACGTGTCCGGCCAGATCGACGAGAGCAGGCTCCGCGAAGTAACGACGCGCCCGCTCGATTCCATCTACGCGAATATCGTGCAGATGAAGATCGACGAGATGAAGGAAACAAGCTCAAACCGCGACGTGTCTAACGGCGGCACGTCCAGCGGTGCGACGGCTGCGGCGGCTATTTCCGCATTGCAGGAAGCGGGCAACAAGGCGAGCCGCGATATGATTTCGGCGTGCTACCGCGCGCAGGCGAAGATCGTGAAGCTGTGCATCGAGCGCATGCGGCAGTTCTACGACGCAGCGCGTACTTTCCGCATCACGAATGAAATGCCCTACGAGTATGCGCAGATCGGCGTGAACGAGCTTGGTGATCAGGTGACGGGCGTGGACAGCCTCGGCAATGACCTGTTCCGCAGACCGGTCTTTGACATCAAGATCAAGGCGCAGAAAAAGAACCCATTCTCCCGCGCGGAACAGAACGAGCGGGCGAAAGAGCTGTATTCGCTGGGATTCTTCTCCCCAGACAGGGCACAGGAAAGCATGATCGCGCTCGACATGATGGACTTTGAAGGAATCGACAAGATCAAGAGCCAGGTCAACGAGGGCGCGACGCTCTACAACGTCGTGCAGCAGCAGAGCGAGCAGCTGCAAAAGGCGCTCGCGGTCATCCAGCAGCTTACGGGACAGGACATGGGCATCGGAATGGCGGGCGGCACGCAGAGCGGCGGCTCGACACGTAAGAGCGGCAGCAGCGGCGGAATTGAGAGTAAGAACGCCGATGCACAGAGCGCGCAGACACCGTACATGCAGAAGCTTGCCGAACAGTCTAAGCCAAACATGGACACGGGCAGCAGCGCGGCGATGCCGGGGGTGTGAGTGCATGACGATGGTTCACATCGAGCACGAGATTGGCCGCTACATGATCCTGTGCGAAGGCCATTCGGCGGACGAGAAATGCTGCAACTACATTACTGGCGTGATGTATGCCTTCGGCGGCTATGTGAAGAACATGGAAGCTGAGGGAGAGTGCGAGGTCTATGGCTTCGAGATAGACGAGGGTGCGCCGCGCTTCCTCATCCACTGCGGCGGAGATGAGCGCATCGAGGCGGCATTCATCGCCGCGTGCATCGGGCTCAAGCAGCTCGAAGACACGAGGCCAGACGCGATTTTCGTGGGCATCGCAGAAAATTAAAAATTTTTTCTCGCCCCGTGGTGAGACGGAGGAAGCCACATGTTACGCTTTAGGCGTGCGAGTGGCTTCCTCCTATTCATACGCCCGCGAGGGAGGGTCGGCGTTTTTCTTCATCTTTTCGCCGCTCTCCCCCTCCCCTGCGGGCAATAGGAAGCGCTGCACGGCCTACACGGAGGGCCGAATATCCGCGATTTGACAAGCAGGAGGGATACCATGAACCTCAAAACCACGCTTCGCGTGATCCTGAGCCTCTTTGACGGCGGCGCTGCCGCTGCGGGAGCCGCTGCCGGTGCATCGGGCGGCGCTGAAGGAGGCGCGAGCGCACAGGGCGAGACCACGAATGCAAGCTCTTCTCCCACCCGGAAGGGCAAAACGGGCGAATACGCCAACGTCGTGTTTGGCAAGCAGGAGACACCTGACGATACGGGGGCCTCTTCTGGCGAGCCGAAGGGCGAGGGCGCGAAGATGCAGCAGCGCGACGCCGGGGCTGCGAAAGACGGCGAGGGAGACCTCAAAAAGGAGTTCCTTGATCTCGTAAACGGCAAGTACAAGGACGTCTATACCGCAGAGACACAGCGCATCATCAACCGCAGATTCGGCGAGGAAAAGGCCAAGGATCAGAAGATCGCGGACGCACAGCCGATCATTGACGCGCTGATGCTCCACTACGGCGTGACGGACGGCGACATGAACAAGCTGCGCGCAGCTTTTGAGGGCGATGCGGCGATCAACAGCGTGCTTTACAGCGCGGAAGCTGAGAGCATGGGAATGAGCGTGGAGCAGTACCGCGAGTATGCGCGCATGAAGCAGGAAGCCGAAGCGCTCAGAAAGCGTGAAGAAAGCCGACGGGCAAAAGAAGCCAGCGAATTTATGGTCAATGATTGGATAAGGCAGGCCACAGAGTTAGTCGGTACGCCGGATAATCCGGGAGAATACCCAAATTTCAGCTTTAAGGACGCAATGGAGCATAGCCCAAGATTTGAGGAACTGCTTCGGAATCATTTTTCCGTCAAAGACGCTTATGAATCCACATATCTCGCTGACATTAAAGCGGAGGTCGCGGCGAAAGCTGCGGCAGAGATGGAAAAGCGCGTGATGGACAATATTCGTGCAAAAGGCATGCGCCCGAACGAGAACGGAACATCCTCCCAGCCGGGGGTCATTGTCAAGAGTGACCCGAGCAAATTCACGAAGGCCGACCGCGCAGAGATCGCAAGGCGCGTGCGGCGCGGCGAGCGCATCGTATTCTGATGCCCGCCTAATTTACCGACTGTAAGAAGGGAGACAAAACTCTATGAAGAAGAAGTTCAAAGACATTTTCATTCTGCCCGTCATCCTGAGCCTGTTTGAGGGCCAGACGAACGTGACGACCGATTCCGGTCTCTCGGGCGAGATGAAGACCTACTACAGCGACACCCTGATCGACAACGCCGAACCCGAGCTGGTGCATGACCGCTTCGCGCAGAAGCGAAACATCCCCAAGGGCAAGGGCAAGGAGATCGAGTTTCGCAAGTATGATCCGCTGCCCAAGGCCTTGACGCCCATCACCGAAGGCGTTACGCCCAAGGGCCGTAAGCTGTCCATGACCACGCTGACCGCGCAGGTCGACCAGTACGGCGATTTCGTCGAGATTTCCGATATCCTCGACCTGACCGCCATCGACAACAACCTGCAGGAAGCGACGGTGCTGCTCGGCTCTCAGGCGGGCCGCACGCTCGACACCATCACCCGCGAGGTCATCAACGGCGGCTCCAACGTCCAGTACGGCGAAGGTCAGGTGACGGGCCGTCATCTGCTCGTTGGCGGCGAGGCCGCGGGCAACCACTATTTCACGGTGCGCGCCGTCCGCAAGGCGGTTCGCTTCCTGAAAACCATGAACGCCCCGCGCTATGAGGGTTCTTACTGGGCCATCATTCACCCTGACTGTTCCTACGACATTCAGGATGACCCTGATTGGAAGCGCCCGCACGAGTACAAGGACACCAGCAACATCTACGACGACGAGATCGGCAAGATCGCGGGCGTCCGCTTTATCGAGACGACCGAAGCGAAGGTGTTCCACGCGGATGACCTGACTGAGGGCGCACGCGACCTGACCGTCAAGAGCGCATCCAGCAAGGTCTTGACCGTAAACGAGGCCATCACTACTGCTGACGCCGCAAAGTTGGCTGGCCGTGAGGTCGTCATCGGTGGTGCACTTCTTGAGATCGAGAGTGCCACGGCCGCGGGTGCTGGCAGCGCGACGATCACGTTGAAAGAAGCGCCTGCTGCCACCCCGACGGCGTCGACCACCATCTATCCGGGCGAAGCCGGTGCGAAGGGCCGCAACGTCTACTCCACCCTCATCATGGGCGCGGAGGCTTACGGTACGACCGAGCTGACCGGTGGTGGCCTTGAGCACATCGTCAAGCCGCTCGGCTCTGCCGGTACGGCTGACCCGCTGAACCAGCGTGCAACCGTCGGCTGGAAGGCGACCAAGGTCGCCGAACGTCTGGTTGAGGCGTATATGATTCGCGTGGAGACCACTTCTACGTTTGACGAGACCCCGCTGACCTAACCACCAAGGGGGCGGCTGTGAACGCCGCCCCCGCCACTGAAACGGAGGAAAGACCGATGAGCGAAGCAAAGAACGCCGTTGCGGCTGTGAACGCCGCCCCCGCGGGCGAGGAGTACGTCAGCGTCCGCCTGTTCAAGGACAGCGGCAAGTACAAGGATGACCTGCTGGTGTGCGTGAACGGCGAAAGCTGCCTGATTCAGCGCGGCGTGACCGTACAGGTCAAGAGAAAGTTCCTGTGGGCCATCCAGAACCAGATGAGACAGGATGCCTCGACCGCAAATCTCATCCAGACGATGAGCAGCGACTACGTTGAGAGCGCGAAGGCCCACAACGCGTAAGTGAATACGACCGCGAGACACGAAAAATGAGTTGCGACACGGCGCAGCAAGGGACGAAAAAGTCGCTCTTGCTGCGCCGTTTTCCATAAGAGAGGTGACAACATGGTTATTGAAAATGCTTACGCGCTCGAAGAGATCAAGCTCGGGCGCAGGGGCGAGAATCAGGCGCGCAAGGTCGTCTTTGACGTGCTGGGAAAGTGGCGCGAGGGCTATGGCGATGGCGTGGCGAGCCTGATCGTGCAGCGAAACGGCGATGCGCAGCCGTATCCCGTGACGGTGACGGAAGATAACGGCGCGCTCGTGTGGCTGGTATCGAGCGTTGATACGGCGGTTGCTGGTGAGGGCGCGGCAGAGCTGCGCTATACCGTGGGCGATACTATCGTAAAGAGCCAGATATACAAGACGCGCGTGCGCGAAACGCTGGAAGACAGCGGCGAAACACCGCCTCCGGGCTACCAAAGCTGGGTCGATGAGGTTTTGCAGGCGGCGGCGGATGCGGAGACGGCGGTTTCCAAGATGCCATACGTCGACGAGACCACGGGCAACTGGTTCAAGTGGGACGCCGCGGCGGGCGCTTTTGCCGACACGGGCGTTGCCGCGACCGGGCCGCAGGGCGAAGTCGGCCCCAAGGGCGACACCGGCGAGCAGGGGCCCAAGGGCGACACCGGTGCAACCGGCCCCAAGGGCGACACGGGCGCAACCGGCGCGCAGGGCCCCAAAGGTGAGACCGGCGCAACCGGCGCGACGGGGCCGCAGGGCCCCAAAGGTGAACCCGGCCCGCGCGGCCCACAGGGAGAGCAGGGCATTCAAGGTGAGACCGGCCTCGCTGGCCCCAAGGGGGAAACCGGCAGCGGCTTCAAGGTGCTGGGCTACTACGGCACAAAGGCTGCGCTCGACGCTGCGCAGAAAGCGACCGCAGCGGCGGGCGATGCCTACGGCGTGGGCACGGAAGAGCCATACGACATCTACATTTTCGACGGCATTACCGGCGAGTTCGTCAACAACGGCCCCTTGCAGGGCGCGAAAGGCGACACGGGCCCGCAAGGCCCGCAGGGGCCAAAAGGCGATACCGGCGAGACGGGCCCGCAAGGCCCTGCCGGGGCGGATGGAGCCAAGGGCGACACCGGCCCAGCGGGCGCGGACGGGAAGACGCCCGTGAGGGGCACGGATTACTTCACGGACGCGGACAAAAAAGAGATGGCCGATGCAGCGGCAGAAAGCGTCTCCTCCATCTACGACCCGCAGGGCAAGCGGACGGATGTGTACAAGTATGTGGATGATAAAGTTCCTGCAGCATCTACAGCCGCGCCAAAAGGGGCAGGAATAGCCACGCCTGGTTCGAGCAATCAGTTTGCCCGTGGAGATCACGTGCACCCGTTGCAACCAGAATATGAATCCAAATTAAATTGGGGTGGACGCTTCATCTCCGGTGGTGCATCGCCAGTCGATGCTGCAATCATATCGACAATCGGCGGGAACAAATTGCAGTTTTGCAAACCAGATGGCATTACCGTAGAGTATACCAACGATGGTGGAACTACGTGGAGCGCATATCCGTGCACCGATGATGCCAAAGTGGCACTCTTGTCGGATATCGGCTCAACGTTTTATGTAGGGCACAAAGGCAAAGGACTAACAACGGACGATAAACTCAGAATTACGATCAATGCGGGTGCCTGCGGTATTTATACGGCTCTAAAGAAAATTTTAGTCTATTCGTCAGGAGGGAATAACCCGGTTTCGAACAATCACGTTTTGCTTGAGTATCGTGTAAATGTAAGCGGTAGCGAATTTGTAAAAGAAGGAGATTACTCCGGCGTGGCTGGGTATCCTGCATGGAATTCACTTCCGTTTGACGCTACGTTTGGGAATCGCTATGAGACAAATCGCGCTGATATTAGGCTCACATTCAGCCAGACCGCTGTTGCGAACGAAAATATATCAGTTTCGATTAACAATATTCTTCTGCTCGGCATTACCAACTACGAAGTGCAAAGCAATATGGCTCGCACGGGGCATCTGTATGCCTACGATGTTCATCAAAATGCAGAGTTCCCCAATAAGGTCAGCGCAGTGTCTTTTGGTGGTGATGCAAGTGAGGTCACGGCAGCATTTTCGGTAGCGGAAACGCGGGCAAACATTGCGACGGGGGAAAAGCTCTCCGTGCTGTTCGGCAAGATCGCAAAGTGGTTCGCCGACCTCGGCTCGTTGGCCTTTAAGAGTACGGTGGCCAAATCTGACCTTGCAAGCGACGTGCAGACGAGTTTGGGCAAGGCGGACAGTGCGGTCAACGTTTCTGTCACGACTGCGGACAATGGGAAGTTTTTGCGCGTGGTAAATGGCGTGTGGGCAGCAGCAACCGTAGACAATGCAAATGGGGTGAGTTTCTGATGGCTGAATATTTGACAAACACAACCGATTTAACAAAGGTTGCCGACGCGATTCGCGCGAAAAGCGGAACTACTGCGGTGTTGGAATACCCTGACGGGTTCGCAACGGCTATCGGGGACATCCAAACCGGCACAGAGCTGTCTATCGTCGTGACTGTCACATCCGGCGCAGTTGTAACAGCTACGAAGGGCAGTACCACCGTAAGCGGTACGTCGGTCAACGGAGTTTGCACGCTTGTTGTCCCGGAGGCTGGCACATGGAACGTCAAGGCTACACTGGGCGGGCAAACGTCCCGTACGGAAAATGTCTCCGTCGTCAATAGCTACTCGCTGACGCTCTCTTTCGTAAGTTCTACGCTCAACAATAACGACTGGGCGACCATCAAGTCCGTTTCCGACGCGGGACAGGGCGAGAACTATTGGAGCATTGGCGACCGAAAGGCGGTCACGCTTAACGGCACGGTCGGAAAGCTCTCGCTCTCGAATGTCACGACCTACGCTTTCATTATCGGCTTTAACCATAACGCAAGCGTCGAGGGCGAAAACCGCATCCATTTTCAGCTTGCAAAGACCGCGCTCTCCGGCGGTACGGACGTGTGCCTATGCGACAGCTCCTATAACTCGACCGTTTCGACAACCGGCTATTTCTCCATGAACAGCAGTCGAACGAACTCCGGCGGATGGGCGAGCTCGCAAATGCGTACAAACATTTGCGGGACGAGCCTCTCGAGCTATTCCGGGACGATTATCGCAGTCATTCCGGCGGCGCTCCGTGCAGTCCTCAAGCCCGTTACCAAGTACACGGACAATACGGCAAACGGCGGCGGCTCGACGGCGAGCTACGTCACAGCGACGACGGATTACTTTTTCCTCCTCTCGGAGTTCGAGGTTTTCGGTAGCATCTCCTACGGAAACACGAACGAGAAGAACAAACAAGCACAGTACGCCTATTATTCCGCCGGGAACAGCAAAATTAAGTACAAGCACGACGGCACGAGTACCGCCGCTTATTGGTGGCTCCGTTCCCCGTATGCGAGCAACTCCTACAATTTCGTGACTGTGTACACCGGCGGCACAGTCAACACCGACACCGCGCACTATTCCCTCGGCTTCGCGCCCGGCTTTTGCGTATAATTCGGAAATCGAGACTTGCGCCCTCAATGGGCGCATAGTCGTAGAGGGGGACAAACTATGGAATACATCGTCTATCGGCGCTTCAAGGCCGATGGCATCGACGGAACATTTAACCTCCGATACGGGACGCTTGTCACGGAGCGGGATGGCTTTCTCTTTTCTAAAGACGGGCGTAAAATCTGTGCCGCAACGTCTGAGAACGGATGGGAGCATTTTAGGCCGAACACGCCGGAGGGTGCGTATCGTCAAGAAATGCTGGCAGCGCTGTACCAGTGGTACGGTAAAAACGGCTGCGGCGATGATTTTGCAGATGATCTGTGGCCAGGACAGGAAAACGGCTACTGGAAGAACAGACTGAGAACGGCCAGCACGGAACGGCTGAGACAAATCTATTTTGAGAAATTTGGGGTGATACCATGTATGCAGTGATCAAAGAGGGGGCTTTTATCGGTTACGCTGATAGCGTTGTCAGTATTCGCCTGCACGAAAACGGCAGCTACGTACCGTGCGCAGATGATGAAGCCGATGGATTCTGCGCGAAGATGGCTGTGCCGATGAAGGATGAATCCGGAAATGAGTATCACGGCTTGTCGGACACGGTATTTTGCCTTGCTGGGCATGAGTTGAGCGGCACAGAGCCTGTGGGCAGCTACGAAGAAATGGGCGCGGCAGTACCACTGACGGAGGCAGAGGACGCCGTCGGCGCGGTGGTCGCCCTCACGGGCAAGGTCGTGACCGTGGCGCGAGCCGCAGAGCTGCGACCGATGATCGAACAGGCCAGCGCGTCGCTCTCTGACGGCGAGGCGGCGAAGTCGCCCGAGCTGTTCCCGCGCTGGGCGGATCACATCGGCGAGACCGTCAAGCCCGGTGACCGCCGCAGCGATATGGACGAAAGCGGCGTGCTGCACGTCTACCGCGTCAACGATGGCCACGGTCACACTACTCAGGCCGACTGGCCGCCGCACTCCACCCCTGCCATGTGGACGATCATTGACCTCGATCATGCTGGTACTCAAGATGACCCGATTCCGGCCGCTCGTGGTATGGAGTACACCTATGGTCTTTATTACAAAGACCCCGAGGACACTAAGCTGTACAAGTGCGAGCGTATCGGCGAGCAGTCTGGTAACAAAATCACTCTCCAGTATCTGCCACATGAGCTGGTGGGACAGTATTTCACGGAGGTCTAATGTATGAAAATGCTGAAAGCTATCCGTGACGCGGACGCGCTGCGGCCTAACAAATTGAGCACGCCGCGCAAGGCGGAAATTCTCATGGTGCTTGAGCACCGAATCGCCGAGATGATGGGGGTGGAAGCCCCCACCCTCAAGGTGAGCGTGGAGGATGACACCGCGAGCGTCGATGATATGGAATTGCTGCTGCCGGACGGGCACAACGAGTGTTACCACCTGTATCTGGCAGCACAGCTCGACGCCTACAATCAGGACAGCGCGCTCTATGCCAACGACCACGCCATTGCCAACGATGCGGTGGCCGATGCTATGGCATGGTGGCGGCGCGAAAACCGCAAAGAAAGCAAGGGCAACTGGAAGGTGTGATGACAAGTGCCGACGACATTTCAGCTGGTGGAGACGACCTTCCCGAACGGCGAAGGCAAAGACACGCAGGAGCAGATCAACGGGGTCTATGACTACCTTTTCGTGCTTCTGGAACAGCTTCGGTATACGCTCTTCAATCTGGACGGGAGCAACATCAATCAAAATGCACTGAGCGAGTTTATCAAGAATATTTCCGAGCCGATCTACGCCAAGATCGAGGATACGGACAAGAATGTAAATGAAATTTCCATTACAGCGAAAGGGCTTGCGGCGCGCATCGGCGACGCCGAGGGGAACATCACGCAGCTGCAAGCGACGGCGACGGGATTGCAGGCGAGCATTTCGAACCTGAACGGCAGCGTGACAAACCTGACGGCCGACGTGAATGGCATCCGCGCGACGGTGAGCACCAAGATCGACGCGACGCAGGCACAGAGCATTTTCGACCAGAGCGCGACCGGCTTCACGCTGGGCGCGACGAGCGGAGAGAACGGCACGATCTTCAAACTCAACTACAACGGCGTGCAGATTGCGAGCACGGGATCCATCGATCTACACGTCAAGGCAGTCAACATCGACGGCACGCTGACGGCGGGTGCGCTGCGCGGCGGGAGCGTAAGCCTGCTGGCCGGGGAGACCCCTGTTGGCAGCATGGATCTTGCCTACACGGGCACGGGGCAGGTCGGCGTCGGCCTGACAGCGACCTATGGCGGCATGAAGATGCACGCAGCGGGAAATATCTTTCTTGAATCCGAGCTGGGTCCGTTTGCATTGATCGGAAAAGACGATGCCAGCGACTACCCTGTCGTCTCGCTCGGCGGCGGCTATCTGGTGCTGAGCGGCAACTACACGTTCGGCGCTTCGCCGCCGAGCCACGCGCCGTATGGCACGGTGTTTTTCATCGAGGAGTAAGGCATGGCGAGCTTTTATTGTACGCTGTCGCCGGTCGACGGAGACGGGACACAGCTCAGCGTCTACGCACGGTTTACTGGCGGCGCGTCGGATTACACGTATAAGCGCTCAATCGACATCCGCATCACGGGCATCGGGACGTTCTCGTTCGATTCGAGCGAGGTCGGCGGTGGGACGAGCACCTTTGTCGGCACGATAACAGGGCTATCGCCGGGGACGACATACGAATGGATATGCAACATGTACTACTGGGGCGGATCGTGGATCGTCTCAGATTACAGCGATTCCGGCACGGCAACGACGTACAGCGGCGGCGGCAGCGGAGGCAGCGCGAAGGCGGTCATCAACGTCGGGACGTATTATAACCCAAACTGGAAGAGATACCGTGCGATCGTCAACATTGGGACGTATTACAACACAAATTGGCTATCGGTTCGACCGGTCAACAATTACGGGAGCTATTCGCAACCCAATTGGAGGTAAAGAGCATGAATGAAAAGATCAAGCAGGAAGCGGCGCACGCGATGCGCCTGATCGGCATTTTGAACGTCAACGGTGATGCCGTCGACGTGGTGGCAGCGGTGCGCCAGTCGCTTCGCAATATCGTGACGATCTGCGATGCGACAGAAGCCCCGGTGGGCGAGGAAGGCGATACGCAGGGCGAAGCAAGGGGAGCGGTGAAAGATGAGACTGCCTGAGATCACGGCATATACGAACCGGCGCGTGCAGCAGGAGAAATTCGGCGGCATCAACCACACATTCGGCGCGGCGGGCGGCGAGCTCTACGACATGAAGAACCTGTCGGCGCGATACTTCCCGCTTCTTGCTCCCCGTGCGCGGCGCTATACCGTCCGCAAGGGTATGGGCAAGGCAAACGGCATTTTCAGCGCAGGCAAGCTCTACGAGGTATACGGAACGAAGCTCTACATCAACGGCGAAGAGAAAACGACGGTCGCAGACAGCGAAAAGACTTTCTGCGCACTGGGCGAGCGCGTGCTCATCTTCCCCGACAAGATCGTGTGCGAAAAGGACGGCACGATCAAGCCGATGGAGGCGAGCTATGCCGCGGCGGGGCTGAAATTTGGGAATGGCACGTATGCCGACGAAAAGGCGGCGGCAAACAGCATCACGACGACCGGCGCGGCATTCCCGTTCAACGTGGGCGACGCCGTGACGATCTCGGGCTGCACAAAGGAGACCTACAACAACCGCACACCCATCATCCGGGAGATCAGCGCGGACAAAAAGACGCTGCGATTTTATGAAAATACCTTCCGCCTGCCCGATGGGCAGGAAAGCATCATGGAGCCCGGAACAGTCACGCTCAAGCGCAGCGTTCCCGATATGGACTTTGTCTGCACGAACGAAAACCGCGTGTGGGGCTGCAAGGGCGACAGCATCTTTGCTTCAAAGCTCGGTGACCCGTACAACTGGAACGTGTTTGACGGACTATCCACAGATGCGTTCAGCGTGGAGAGCGGCACGGCGGGAGCATTCACGGCGTGCGTGAGCTACCTTGGCTACCCGTGCTTTTTCAAAGAAGACAAAATATTCAAGATGTACGGCACGATCCCGACAAACTTCCAACTCATGTCAAGTGCTGTTCTCGGCGTGATGAAGGGCAGCCACAAGAGCCTCGCCGTGGCGGGAGAAACGCTCTATTACCTCTCAAAGGTCGGCATCATGGCGTACAGCGGCGGCATGCCGCGCTGTATCTCCCGCACGCTGGGCGATGATGTGCGCCTCTCTGACGCGGTGGGGGGAAGCGACGGCCTCAACTACTACGTGAGCCTGAAAGAGGATGGCAAGGCGGCGTTGTACTGCTACAGCAGCGAGAACGGCGTGTGGCATAAGGAAGATGCGCTTGCCGTGGTGCAAATGGCCTATTCGGGCGGTATCATGGCCTTGGTAGACGGAGGATGCGTGCTGCTGGGGAATCCGGCAGATATCCCGACTGGCGCAACACGCGAGGGCGCTGTTATTAGCGAGGCGGAGTTTGCCGACTATGACGGCGGATCGTTTGACGCGAAGCACGTGCAGCGCGTGCGGGCGCGGCTGGAATGCGAGAAGGGCACAACGGTCGTGTTCCTTGTCAAGTTCGACGGCGGCGCGTGGGAAGAGGTCGATCGCTGCGGGGCACAGGAGAAAGACGTTTTCACGCTCAACTGCCCGATCCGCCGCTGCGACCACTTTAGATTAAAAATCAAAGCCACAGGAGAATACCGGCTCTATGCGCTCGAGTACGAATACGTGACGGGCGGCAGAAAGTGAGGGGACAATGGCAGATAATTTCAAACACAAGAATACAGACCTAACGCTCATCAACGATTCGGGCGACCTTGATCTCATCCGGCAGTATACCGAGGCATACAACAAGGCATATGCCGAGGGAGACAAGGCGGGACAGCAGGCGGCGCACGACGCGGCGGAGAAAATTCGTGCGAAGTACGACTATTCCGGCGGCGTGGACGGCAGCGAGTACATCAAACTCGGCACGGGCGCGAGCCCTGCAAAGGCTGACACGAGCTGGCTCGATAAACTGGGCGACAGCAACTACAACTACGATCAGAGCGGGCAGATCAGTGCGAAGCTCGACGCGCTGCTGAATCGCACGCCGTTTTCCTACGACGCGGCGAGCGACCCGCTCTATCAGCAGTATCGCAAGCAGTACACGCGCGAGGCAGACCGCAGCGCGGAGGATGTGCTCGGCAAGACGGCAGTGATGACGGGCGGGATGCCGTCCACGGCGGCGGTGGCAGCGAGCCAACAGGCGAGCGACTACCAGATGAGCCAGATGACGGACAAGATTCCAGAGCTACAGCAGCTTGCCTATAGCATGTATCAGGACGGCTTGAATGCTGACCGCGCCGACCTGAATACGCTCATCGGCCTTGAGGACAACAACTACAACCGCTGGCTTGCTGACCGCAATTACCTCTATCAGCTCGCACGCGATCAGGTAGGCGACCAGCAGACGGCAGATGCGCTGGCGTATCAGAAGCAGCAGGACAAACTTAACTATGACTACCAGAAGGAACGCGACGCCATCGAGGATGCACGCTATAATGCGGAATGGCAGTATAAATTGCAGCAGGCCGCGCAGGAAGCGGCGGGGAAGGCAAGCGGCACAAGACGCTCCAACAACGTGACGGCTCCGCCGAGAGAGGCGGACTATGATGGCTTGTTTGAAGCGGCATATCAGTCCGGCTACCCGAAGAGCTATATTGCCAACAACTATAAAAAATTCGGGTTTACCTCTTCGAGCGGCGCGTATGACGGCTATAAAGATTGGCTGGATAAGCGTGAGAACAGCGGAAGTGACGGTGGAGGCTCAAGCGAAGGCTATAATTCGAGCAATTTTAATGCGGCTATGAGCAGTCTGCGCACGATGCTTGCACAGGGGCGCACCGATTATGCTGTCGGAGGTATTGATTCTTTCTGGGATAAACTGAGTGACGAGCAGAAGGCGCGCGTGCAGAAGATGCTGAACGAATACGGGCTGACTTACACGGAGGGCTGATATGGGAAAGCTGGTAGCACTGAACACCAATAACGAAGAGAAGAAATTAAAGACCGAGCAGGCAATTGCGACCACCGTTGCGCAGGGGCGGCGCGGGAAATTGATGCAGACCGGGAGCGCGAGCGCCCCGGTCTCTTCTCCACCTACAGTATATCGCACGAGCCCGGTGAAGACGACGCCAGTGACGCAGCAGAATGTCGTGACGCCGAAGATGCCCGCGCAGAGCGGCGCAAGCCCGATGCTCCGGCAGCAGAATGTCGTGACGCCGAAGAACCAAAGCAGGCTTGGCAAAGCAACATTTTCAGGGAACAGAACACCCGGGAGACAGCAGAAGTATTCTGTTGGGAAGGGCATTGCCGGAGCAACTATGAAAGGCATCAACCAAGCCGCGCAGGGCATTGCCGACACGCTTGCGTTTGCGGAAGATATTGCACTTTCCCCATTTGAGTTAGTTTCCGGGCAGCAGCTCGGCGATTTGTCGGATTCCGGACTTGCAAATAAGTTACAGCGCCGCATTCAAAATGAGGGGCAAGAGATAGAGAACAAGTACGCGGCGAATGTTGAGCGCGGAGGCAAGGCTGCGGAGATTTTTGACAAGTATGGCGCATTGACCGTCGCAGCAGTCCCGCAGGCGGTCGCAGCTGTGCTCACCTCAGGCGCGAGCCTCGGGGCGACGTCAACGACGCTTGCGAAGACTGCGGCGACGGAAATGGCCCCGAGCATTGCGAACACGATCCGCAACAGCGTTCTTGCGATGGGGAAAGACCCGCAGTATTGGCTTTCATTCTCGCAAGTCGTAGGTTCCAGTTACGAGCAGGCGCTTGATGACATGGAAAAGGCCGGAGTGGATAACAACACCGCTCGCACGAAGGCTGCACTTTATGCCACAGGAAACGGCCTGATGAACGCTGCCGTTGAAGTTGGCGGCGGTATTCAGACGCTTCCAGAACAGTTGAAACACGGTTCCGCTGCGTGGAAAGCATGGCTTGAATCAGCCTTTGAAGAAGGTAAAGAGGAAGTTGTGCAGGGCATTCTTGAAAGAGCGACGCAGAACGTCGCCTACAAGAAAGGCAATCCGCTCGCATCAATGAGGGATGAAAATGCCATTTTGAACCCGCGTACATCCGCAGAGGAATTTCTCGGCGGCGCAGTGGTCGGCGGGGTTCTTGGTGGCGGACAAGTTGGCGCGAATGCAGCGCTTCAATCGCTCGCGCGCTTTGATAACTCCCTTGGTGAGAGTGGGCGCAAGGCGATTCGCGGCTCGTACCAAGAGGGCAAGGACACGGCGGAGCACGTGAAGGACTTTATTCCTGCCTACAATGCGGGCATGGAGGGCAAGGCGAACCCGAACCCGACGAATGAGACGGCCTATGCAGGCTATGTCGCAGGGCAGAACGACGCGAAGTCCGAGGCGCGCAAGAAGACCTTTGCGCAGGAGAGCGATGTAGGCAGCGGCCTTGTCTATGATGACTACGTTTCACGTGAAATGGACAGTGAGACGGCAGACGAGATCAACACCGTCGCAAAAGCACTCGGCGTGCGCGTGCGCATGGCTGACAAGGTGCGCGGCGGCACGGCAAACGGCGTGATCGAGGGCAATGAGATCCGCATTTCAAAGGACGCGCAGGATCCCGTGATGCAGGTCGTCGGCCATGAGTGGACGCACCGCGTACAGGAGCTTGCGCCCGAGCAGTACACAGCGTTCCGCGATGCCATTATGGAAGACCCCGACGTCGCCGAGGCGGCGAACATTCTGCATGAGCAGTATAACCGCATGGGAGTTGAGATCAGCGCGGATGAAGCGCTGGACGAGGCCGCGGCGAACTACGCGGGCGAGATGATCGCCAACACGGACGTGCTGAACGAGTTCATCCGCAGGCACAGCGAAGACCGGACGTTGCTTGAAAAACTGCGCGACGCGATCCGCGAGATCGTTGGCAAGCTGACCGGCAAGGCGAAACAGCAGGCACAGACAGCGGAGGGGCTTTTGCAGCAGGCGTTTGAAGCGGCGGCGCAGAACAGCAAAAATGCCGCCGGTGAGGGCGGCGTGCGGTATAGCATTGACCCGTATTTCAGCGAAAACGTCCGCGAATGGTACGAAGAGGGGCAGAATTCTGGGGAACGCTTTGCACTTGGAAGCACCGGCGACGTGCTGCAAGGCCTTGGCGCAATCGAGAGCGACGTCTATATGAACGGCGACAAGATCAGCCGTATTTTGACCGATCATCCCGAAATGACGATCGAGGAGATCGGAAAAATCCCAGAACTGCTGGAAGACCCTGTTCTCATCCTGAAAAGCAAGGGCCGCGGCGCGAATAAGGCGAACAGCCGCATCGTGCTGTATGGAACGATGAAGGCTCAGAACGGCGAGCCGGTCATGGCTGTGCTTGACCTGCGCCCGAGTGAAAACGGCTTTGTGCTGGACGATATGCAGAAGGTTAACAGCGCGTATACAAAAAAGAATCCCGCCAACTTCGTCGCGGGCAGTGATGTTTTGTATGCAGATAAAAAAAGAACCGTCCCGCTTCTTCGCCAATTCGGGCTTACAATAATGTCCCGAGAGCTTCTGCGAAATGGTTCTATCGGTAGTATATCCTACGAGGGCGGAACTGTCAAGCTGGACGGCGTTCCATTTTCTGACATTACAAAAATAGAAAACATCACACAGGACATCAGTAGCTCATACGGGCAGAACCCGAAGTCTACATTCCTGCGTGATGCTTCTATGGATAGTATACGCACCGATGACGAAAATGTCAATGGGGACTATTCCCTTGAGGGCGCGGAGAATGGCAAGAAGCGCTATTCACTGAAAGAGTACACCGACGAAGAGAAGAAGCAGCACCGCAAGGACGCGGACGAGTATTTCGGGCATACCTACAAGTGGTCGGAGACCGGATACATCCTGACGAACGGTAAGAAACTTGACTTCTCCGGCAGGCACGAAGGAGGCCCCGGCGGATATCGCACGGTCGACCACCGTGACATCCGCGACGCGCTGGGCGATGACTACGGCGGCAGCGATTACAGCGGCAGCATGGTTCAGTTTATGAGCGAGGGCAATATCCGTATTTCGCCGGAAAGTGGCGGAATTAACCTCTCTGTTATGCCGACAAAGAATCAGCTCGATTCTCTTTCTGATTTTATCAGCCATAATCGCGGTGAGGTCATTCTTGACCTTGATACGCCTGACGGGCAGACGGTATCGAGCACGGAATACCCGCGCGGCACACACGCGAACAAGGTACTTGCGGACATCAAGGCCTATTTTGAGGACGGCACGACGCCGCAGGTATCGAGCCTTGCACAGTTCCTATCCCTCAAGGGCACTGAGAACGCGCAGGAGATCGCGGCGCTCAAGCGTGAGAATGAGACCTTGCGTCAGCGCGTGGACTATTGGAAGGGACAGACGCGCCGCAGCGACGGCGTTCGCACCGACAGCAAGAGCGTGGAAAAGGCGGCGAAGGAGCTGACGCGCCGCTACGGTGCGGAGATCGAAAGTGGCGAGATCGCAGGCGACCTTGCAAGCCTGTATGACTACATTGCACGCGGCGGCGACGAGACCGGCGAACTGACCTACACCGAGGCGAGAAGCCGCGCGGACGCCATCGCCCAGCGCATCGCAGAGAGCGCCATCGCAAAAGATGACGAGGTATACCGCGAGTATAGCGAGCTACGCAAGTACCTGAAAGATACGAAGATCACGCTCTCCACCGAGGATGCGGCTGGCATCACGGACTACGCCGACTTCCGACGCAGCCTCTCCGGCAAGGTGAATCTCGGCAAGGGCGAGCATACGAACGTCGATCAGGTCTATTCCGAGCTGGCGGAAAACTATCCCGAGTTTTTCAGCGAGACGCGCGAGAACAACGTGAGCGACCAGATCGGCCGTATCGCCGAGGTGGCGAACGAGCTGTACAGCGTCAGCGAGTATAACCCGTTTGAGGGCTATATGGGGCAGGCAGTCAGTGCCATTTCGAATGACGTAATGGAGCGATTCTTTGACCTGCCGCAGGCGAAGAAGACCTTCGCCGACGTGCAGGCGGAGAAGCTGGATGCGGCGAAAGCGGCAGGACGCAAGGCTGCGGCGGATGCGAAGCTCGCAGGCCAGATGGCACAGGGACGCACGGACGCCGTAAAGCTGCGCCACACGCAGGAGGCATTGCAGAAGGCGCGCGCGCAGCAGGCGGAGAAGCTGGACGCGCTGAAAGATCGTTACCGTGAGAAGGACGCAACGCGCCGCGAGGGGCAGAAGCGCCGCGAGCTTCGCGCGAAGATCACGCGGCACGCAAAAGACCTGTCGAAGAAGCTGCTGCGCCCGACGGACGCGAAGCACATCCCCGATAATATGCGCTCGGCGGTGGCGGCAGTGCTGAACAGTATAAATCAGGAGAGCGCCTACACCGTGGACGAAAGCGGCAAGCACGTCTATGACGGCAGCGGCACGCCAACGCAGCGTACGCAGGCATTCGAAGCGCTCCGAGATCAGTATCAAGATATTCTTTCAGGGCGAGAGAAAGACGGCGACGACCTGGTCATTGACCCGTCGCTGCTGGGCACGGACGGCAAGGACGGCCTGCTTGGACAGGTTATCGGCATGAAGGACAAGCGGCTCTCCGAGCTGACGAGGGAAGAGCTCGGGACGATGTGGAAGGCCATCCGCGCGGTGGAGAAATCCGTCTCGACGGCGGGCAAGGTGCTCTCCAAGAGCAAATTCGAGACCACAAAGCAGATGGCGGATGCCTTCAAGACCGACGTGAGCACGCGCCGGAAGAAGCTCGGCGGCAATACGATGATCAGCTTAGAAACGCCGTACACGTTCTTCGCGCACTACGGCGAGACGGGCAAGAGCATCTACCGGATGCTGCGCAATGCGCAGGATTCTCAGGAGATCATGGCGCGTGACATTGCCGAGAAGACGCGAAAAGTGCTTGGCGACGAGCTGGGCGAGGCGGGCTTCAAGGATATTGCTGGCAAGGCTATCCACGGTGACCTGAAAGGCGCGCTGCGCGATGCGCGCGGCAGCGCCATCGGCAAGTGGGAGGCGGAGACGCACGACATCACCGTCGCAAACGGCGGCAAACTGACACTGACGACGCCGCAGATCATGGAACTGTACCTTCTGAGCAAGCGCAAGCAGGCGCTTGGGCACCTGCTCGGCGGCGGCGTCATCCAGCCGGAGATCAAGAGCGCGGAGACCGGCAGGACGAAAGTGCCGCGCGGCACGCAGCAGGTCTTTTTGACTGATGGCGATATCGAGCGCATCGCGGGCAAGCTGACGGACGAGCAGAAGCGCGTAGCGGACGGCTTGCAGGAATTGACGGCGACTACGCTTGCCAAGTACGGCAACGACGCGAGCATGCAGGCCTACGGCTACCGCAAATTCACCGAGAAAAACTACTGGCCCATCAAGTCAGCAAAGGAAGCACTGCACAGCAACCTCGAGAAGGACAGCGGCAATGTGCGCTCCATTAAGAATATCGGCATGGCACAGCAGGTGGCGCCGAGCGCGAACAACGCCGTGGAGTTGCGCAGCGTGTTTGATACGTTTGCCGACCACGCGTCTGACATGATCGATTACGCGGCATGGCTCGCACCGATGGAGGATGCAAACCGTTTCTTCAACTTCCAGTACCGCAACGACGCGGGAAATAAGACCGGCGTGAACGTCAAGTTCCTGCTCGACGAAAAGGGCGGCAATGGCGCGCAGCAGTATTGGCAAAAACTGATGGGCGACATTCAGAACGGCATCGGTGTCAAGGACTTTGAACCGGGCACGGACAAGATGGGAAAGTTTGTCGGCAAATTCAAGGGCGCGTCTGTCGGCGCGAACATCCGCGTCGTCATCCAGCAGCCGACGGCCTTCTTCCGCGCGGCGGCGGTTCTTGATCCGAAGGACATGGCAAAGGGCATGACCGGCGGCGTGACGAAGGGAAGCGGCTGGGAGAAAGCACTTGAGCATTCTCCTATCGCAATGCGCAAGGACGTCGGCAGCTTTGATATCTCGTCGCCGTACACGCTGAAAGACCGCTTCTACGGTAAAGAGGGCGTGACGAACAAGCTGAACGACCTCGCGGGCGCTGCTGCGGGCAAGGCGGACGCCGCGACGTGGGGGAAACTGTGGAATGCCTGCGAGTGGCAGGTGAAGCGTGAGAAGCCTGATATCCGCGCGGGCAGCAACGAATTTTACAGCGCGGTCAACGATGTGTTCTCCGATATGATCGATCAGACGCAGGTCGTCGACGGAATCTTGCAGCGCAGCAACATCATGCGCGGCAAGAGCACGCTTTCTCAGCAGGCGACGGCCTTCATGGGCGAGCCCATCATGAGCCTGAACGTGCTGCTTCGCAGCTATGACAACTTCCGCTATGAGGAGAACCCGGCGAAGCGCAGCAAGGCTTTGAAGACGCTGGGCCGTGCGGCGACGGCGCTGGTCGTTACGAACGTGGTGAATGCGCTGGCACAGAGCATTGTCGACGGCCTGCGCGACGATGACCGCGACAAGGACTACGGGGAAAAGTTTCTTTCAGCCTTTACGGGCGTGGAGGGAGACGAGAAGAACGCACTCGAGTTGATCGGCAACGTTGTGCTGAACGGAAACGTCGGCAGCAACATGAACCCCGTGGCGCAAATCCCATTCGCAAAGGATGTTCTCTCGCTTGCACAGGGCTATGATGTGTCCCGCCCTGACATGGAGGTTTTCTCCGATCTGCTCAACGCGGCGAGAGCCTTTGTTGACAGCGCAGGCGGTGACGGCAAGAAGACCCGCAAGGAGGCCACGCTCACGCTGCTGGCTGCGGCGAGCAAGATGTTTGGTCTGCCGGTCGCCAACATCAAGCGCGACCTTATGGCGACGCTGCGCACCATCGCACAGGCGAGCGGCAGCCTCGGCTTCCAGTACGAGGTGGAGAAGTTCAGCTACAACCTTGCCAACAGCGGCAACAGGAGCCGGTTTATCGGTATCCTCTATGATGCTCTCGAGCAGGGAGACTATGCGACCTACGAGCACGTCCGCCGCGACCTGATGGAGCAGATGGGGCTTGACGGCGAGAGCATCCAAAGCAGCCTCAAGAACCGCTACAACAAGAAGACCGAGAGTGAGGCCAACTACTCGTTCCCGCAGAAATCGCTTGACCTGCTGGGCATTCGCGGGAAGTACGCCTATGACAGCGGCGAGGACGAGGAGAAATTCAGCGCGGCGGACCTCAACGTAATCTCATACAGCAAGTACGAGACGCAGAAGGGCGAGGCCTACCGCGCGCAGGCTGATAAGGCGACGAGCAGCGGCGCCTTCTCCCGTCTTTCTGACGAGGGCAAAGACAAGGCGCTCGGCTACGTCGAGAGCTACGCCGAGGCAGTGGCGCTGAAAGAAAACTCCGGCGGGCAGTACGAGATCACGACCAAATGGATCCAGAATGCGCAGGAGGCGCAGAAACAGTATCGCATCGCCCCCGGCGTGTTCGCGGCCTGCAAGGCGGCGGCGAGCGAGTGCGAAACGCTGAAAGACAAGGGCGGCGACAGCATCGACTATAGCAAGGGCTTGCAGATCATGGAAATGCTGTTCCGCTCGGGGCTTAACGAGCAGCAGCGCACGGCGATGTACGAATATCTGGACGTACCGAAGAAGATTCGCCATTGGAACCGCGCGAGGGTGGACGAGCAGCTTGCAATCGCACGGAAGAAAGCGGTGTAAAGAAAAAGAACCTGTCGGTGATCCGACAGGTTCTTTTGCCCCGTGGTGAATTTGCGGAGGCGGCATGATAGGCTCAATGGAGAACACCATAAAAATAAGGGGGCGTGAAAAATGGATAATGCAAAGCACTACGATGACGCGGCAATCGCGCTGATCGAAAGCCGATGCAAGAGCAATACGCATCGAATCAACGAGCTTCAGGAGCACCAGACGGCGCTTGACAGGCTGGCAACGTCTGTCGAAGTGCTGGCGACCAAGCAGGAGACCGTCGAGGGCGATGTCAAGGAGATCAAAGAGGACGTGAAAGCCATCACGGGCAAGGCGGGGAAACGCTGGGACGGGCTGGTCGACAAGGCTCTCGCGGCGCTGGCGGGCGCGTTTATCGCGTGGCTGATCTCGGGAGGTGTGGCGTGATGGATGATTTTGCCGAGGTGGCAGTTGCCATCATTGCGGGAGCTGCCTTGCTGCTTGGCGCGGCGGCAGCCATTAAGGGAATCCGCGCACTCTGGATGTGGTGCATGGCATGAAGAAGCTGAAAGAGCACTGGGGCAAGATGAAAAAGCGGGACAGGTACATATCCATCGCCATTTTCAGCCTGACGTGGTACACCGTGGCGTCGCTTATCATGACGGCGCTCGGCGTGCCGCCGCCGGATGTGCTGACGGAACGATGGTTCAAGGCGTGGACAACAGAGCTCGTTTTGGTGGCGGGCATCAAGATTTTCAGAAAGGACGATACGACACTATGAATAACGATTTGCTGAAAAAGAGGTTTGCGAACCTGTGCAGCGTGAAGAGCATTGTGACGATCGCCGCAACCGGCGCGGTGATCTACGGCTTTGTCATTGGAAAGATCACGGGCGAGCAGCTTATGCTGATCTACAGCTCGATCATTGCATTCTATTTCGGAACTCAGTCGCAGAAAAATCAGGACGCCATCGATGCAAAGGGAGATTGACAATGTATCACAGTAGGGACATTGCCGACCTGCGGGCGGACGTGCGCGCAAACTGCGTTATCTTCCTTGACCTCTGCAAGGAGGCGGGCTTGCCCGTTCTCGTGACGGAGACGGTCAGGGATGACGAGTACCAGCGCTATCTTGCCGCGAACGGATACGCGGCAAAGACCGCGACGCGCCCGACGTTCCACGGCGTCAAAGCGGGTCTGGCGTTCGACATCTGCAAAAACGTCAAGGGGCATGAGTATGACGATCCGTCGTTCTTCGCCCGCTGCGGGCAGATCGGCAAGCAGCTCGGCTTTTCGTGGGGCGGCGACTGGAAGAAATTCCCCGACCGCCCGCATTTCCAGTGGGACAACCACCTCAAACACACAGGGAGCATGATTTTGGCGGGGAAGTACCCGCCGGAAATGGAGGAGTACATGGATCAGGCAACGTTTAACAAGATGATGGACGCTTACCTTGCGCAGCTGCGCACGAAGCCAGTCTCCACGTGGGCGGCGAAAGACTGGGCGGCGGCAAAGGCTGCGGGCATCACGGATGGCAGTGCCCCGCAGAGGCTTATCACGCGGCAGGAAGCCGTGACGATGATCCAGAGAGCGACAAAATAACGGTGTCCGATTTGGGCACAGGAAGGAGCGGGCGGCGAAAGCCCACGCGCAAGCGCCTCTGCAAGCCCTACACGGGCATGAACAGTCAGCACCGAGCGATCCGCGCGCAAATATCCTCTATGGCCCCCAAGCGGGCCGTGGCGTATATCTTATCGTTTGAGCTGCCGCCCGATGAGGCGTACTGCCTTATTGAATGCGATGTGCGTGGGAAGAGCCGCGTCGAAGTCGCGGAGACGCTGCACGTCTCACCGGAGTACGTGAAGACGCGGCGACGCCGGGCATACAGCAAAATCGCGGACGGTATCAAAAACACATAAAGAAGAGACCCTACAAAGACCTTTTTCAGGCTCTTTGCGGGGCCTCTTTTTCGTTATCATTGAGACAACAAAAGGAGGTGCGCGCATGGGATATTTCGGCAGCCCTTATCAGATGGGGTATAACCCCTATTCAGGATATGCCCCTGCAAGCCCACAGAACGGCGCAGGAGCGATGCAAGGCTTTGCGGGTCAAATTACCCGCGTGAACGGAAGAAACGGCGCAGAGGCGTTCAGGCTCGCTCCGAACAGCTCTATTTTGCTGATGGACGAAAACGACCCCATTGTCTGGCTCAAACAGACGGATGGTGCGGGGTATGCCACCGTTACGCCGTACACAGTCGCACCGTATCATGCGGCTGCGCCGGTAGACGTCAACAGTCTTGAAAACCGCGTGAAGAGATTGGAGGAAATACTCAATGCCAAATCCGATGATGCAGATGCTACAGGGAAGCAGCAGAAGACCAAATAACCCCCTTGCAATGTTGGGAGAATTTCGCAAATTCGCTGCAGGCATGACGCCTCAGAAAGCGCAGCAGGAGATTGAACGCCTTTTGCAGTCCGGGCAGATGTCTCAGGCGCAGTTTCAGCAGCTCCAAGAGCAGGCAAAGGAGTTCGTGCAATTTCTGAAATAAGCCGGTGCGCAACGGTTTATTTATAAAATTTTTCAGGAAGGAGTTTTGACACATGGATAGTGGTATGTCTCTCAGCGATATCGCCGCGGTCACCCGCGGTGCGAACGATGAGAACGGCTGGGGCTCCGGTTGGTTCCTCATTGTCGTGCTCTTCCTCTTCATGTTCGGCTTTGGCGGCAACGGCTGGAACCGCCAGGGCGAGTTTGGCCAGTACGCCACGGCTGCGTCGCAGCAGGAGATCCTTTTCGGCCAGCAGTTTGGACAGCTGAACGACCGCCTGACCAACATCGGCAACGGCATCTGCAATCTCGGATACGAGATGCAAGGCGGCATCGGTCAGCTGGGCAAGGAGGTCGCGCTCGCGCAGAACGGCACGAACATGACCATCATGCAGACCGGCAACGACATCCAGCGCCAGATGGCAGACTGCTGCTGCACCACGCAGCGCGGCCTTGATGCCATCAACGCCAACATCGACGCTAAATTCGCAGCGCTCGAAAAGAGCCAGCTCGAAGGCCGCATCGCACAGCTTGAGCAGGCCAACAACCAGCTCTATCTGCGCGAGCAGATGTGCGGTGTCGTTCGCTATCCCAGCGGCTACACCTACAGCGCGGGCAACTCCCCGTTCTGTGGCTGCGGTTGCGGAAACGGCAACATTTGACGCCCTATTCGGCGAGGCAAGCGGGGCGGCAACAGCTGCTCCGCTTTTTAATTTTTTAGGAGGGTAAAAATATGAGTAAGTCTGCAATTTACACGACCAACGTCAGCAATCCCACCATTGCGGTCGGCGGCATCGTGCCGGTCGGCTCGACGACGCGCCGCTATGGCTGCAACATCCGTCAGGACGGCAACGCGATTACACTGTGTGGGCAGGGCTATTACCTTGTCAATGTCAGCGCGACAGTCGCACCCACGGCTGCCGGTACGGTCAGCCTGACCGCACAGAAGGATGGCGTCGCCATCATCGGCGCTACGGCAGCTCAGACGGTCGCAGCAAACGGCGTGGCAAACCTCAATATTGCGGCCATTGTGCGTAACGCCTGCGGCTGTGACGGCTCTCTTCTGTCGCTGGCGCTCGACGGCGTGGCATCGGTCGTCAACAACCTTGCGGTCACGGTCGAAAAACTGTGAACGACGATTCGGATGCTCTGCTGCTCGGGATAATTTTGCTGCTATTTGCTGCAGAAAGCGAGGAAGAAAATGAAACTCATTGAAAAACTGTCGGCGATGGTCGACGAGGAAATCGAGGACGCGATGAAGTACGCGAAATGCGCCCTCGAGTACAAGGACGAATGTCCCGCTCTTGCAAAGACGTTTTACGAGCTTTCCGGAGAAGAGATGCATCACATGACGATGCTCCACGCCGAGGTCGCTGGCGTCATCCAGAAGTACAAGCAGGAGAAGGGCGAGCCGCCCGAGGGCATGAAGACCCTCTATGACTATCTGCACAAGAAGCAGATCGATAAAGCGGCGGAAGTGAAACGCTTGCAGGACATGTTCCGGGAGTAGACCTGTTAGGGATTTGTTAGCAACCGCGAAGGAATGAAGCGGAATATTGAAGCATTTAATCCCGTATTGTTACATTTATTCTGTTTTATTCCGTGTTATTGCAACATAATTCCGCAAAGCGCGCGTTCGTAGCTATTTCACACGCAGGAGGTCACTGGTTCGAGTCCAGCAGTCTCCACCAAAAAAGCCTTGAAACTCAACGGTTTCAAGGCTTTTTCTTTTTGCCCGATTCCGGTTTTGTTAGTAACGTGCCTGTAACAGCCGCTACGATCGTATCGGGGTCAATATGGGTGTAAATGTTTGCAGTAGTAGAATAATCTGCATGACCGAGGACTTTTTGAAGAATTTCCGGGGGAAGACCTTCCTTTACCGCGCGCGTGGCGTAAGTGTGGCGCGTGGCATGGGGGGTCTTTTTTTCTATCCCGAGGCGGGACAGCAAGGGGTAATAATCGCGCTTTCGGTAATTTTCGGGGGAATGCTGGCCCTCATAGCCGGAGAGCAACAGTGGCCCAGTCGCTTTGGATGCGAAATACGCAAAGTAAGGCTTTCCCTCGCCCCGAATCGGAATTACACGGTTCCGCCCGGCTTCCGTTTTCTCACCGCCAATCACGTAGGTCTCGTGATAAGATGCGACGGGCAGGGAAAATAGCTCGCCGATGCGCATGCCGGTCGATAGAAGCATGAGCACGATCTTCGCTGCGTCGCTGCCGCTGGATTCCAGCTTTTCAATATCGCCATCAGTGAAAATCTCCTTTTCCTTTTTCACGTTTTCGGGAAGTTTGATGTAATGCGCAAAATTTGTCACGCAAATCTCTTCCCGCATGGCCCAGTTTGACATTTGTGTCGCGAGCTGCTTGTATTTTGAAACGGTGGAGTGGGACTTGCTCATATGCTGGTCAATAACCGCCTGGAAATCCGCTGCGCGCAGATCGCGGAATTTCTTGTTGTGCAGCGGGGCAAAGACATCAAATGCGCGGTCATAAGATTCTACCCCGCTTGAGCCGATCTCGCGGTAGTGCTCCGCTTTCCACGCATCGAACACCTCGGCAAAGGTCATATTGTATCGCTCGTCCAGCGGTTTGCCGGAGAGCCGTTCCAGCGCTTCCAGCGCGTCAGACTTCTTCGAGTAGTATCCGATGATAACCCGATTCTTTGCGGCGACCCACGGGCGCGTTCTGCGTCCTTGCAGCTTATATACCGTGCCGGTTCTGTTGGCGCGCTTGAGCGCCTTGCGCTTTTCCGGAACTTGCTTTTTGCCGCACATAGGACAAAACAGCGCACCTTCCGGCAGCGCTGCTTTACATTTGATGCAATTCGCCATGTTAGCCCCTCCAAAATCCATAGTCGGCGCAGTGCATATCGATATACAAGCCCCATGCAGCCAGTAACACCACCGCGATGAACAAAAATAAAATCACGCCGTTGCGGATACGGACGCCGCGCCGCATGATCTCGATCGTGTCTGCTTTTGCATCCACGTGGCGTTCCAGCTCATCGTTGCGCGCTTGCAAGGTTTCCTCTGCCGGTGTCAACCGTTCGGAAATGCCGAACACTTCATCAAGCGAAATTCCAAGCACCTTGCAGATCGGCGCGACGGTGTAAATGGACGGAGCTTTTGACAGCTTGGAAAAGAAATTTTGCACGGTGGACAGCGGCACGCCGGAAGCGTCGGAAATGTCGTGGTAGGTCAGTTTCAGTTCTTCTTTACGGATTCTACACAGCTCTTGAATGTTCATTTACATCACCTTAACTTTTCCGGTTTCCACCTGTTTGGGGTGCCAAAAGTGGGCCTGTCGAACGCGGTCGAATGCCGTCGTGTTGCAAGGTCTTGGTATTGAAGTGGTAAGGTAAAGCGCGATATGGTCAAAGCAAGCAGCGGCGACCGCTCCCCGCTGCTGCTGAAAAGCCCTCGCCGGTGTTGCAGAGGCGGCGAGGGCTTTTTCATCCTTCCCAATGTGGGTTACATGTTTCACAAGCATAAAACCCAAGTATTTCCGCTTCTTGGCTTTCACTGAAATAAACAAGGTTTTCTTTTAGGATATTTTTTGTGTGAGGGCAGCCCAGTGAATGATATACATCGGATTCTTTGCTTGCGCAATAATCCCCGTAATTTGAAACGGCATACCGTTCGACGCGGCTGTAAGAGTTGTATGTTGCAGGGCCATCTAATGATATTTGACATTCGTAATAGTCGTCGGTTCCAACATAAATTTCCGAAATATTATGCTTGGGGGAATATCCGTCCCAATCATCAACTTCTACTTCGTGGCCGTAAGGCATAAGGAGCTTTGTTATGAAATATCCGCTATCATCTCTTCGAATAGTGGCAATGCAATAAAAAGTGGTGTATTCCGAAGAGAGCGTAGCTTCATAATCCGTTTCGTAGGAAAGTTTTTCCAGAAAAGCTCCTATCTCTGGCTTTGCGAAGAACAAAAATGAAAGGGCATATACGACACCGAGCAATGCGACAAAAAATAGTCGGACATCTGACCTTGAATGAATGTTGATATAATTTGATAGCTTTGGCCGAATCCCTGTTTTTTTCGCGGCGATTAAATCAGAAATAAAATGAAATAAAGTTGAGAGAAGCACATAACATCCCAAGACTGCGACAATATCGAGTATCCCGCGGATAAGCCTCATTGAACCCTCCCTATTTTATACGAAAAATCGAAAGAAACAGATTTACGATATTCTTTATTACGCGGCGCTGGTATCGCGCACGCTTTTCAAAATATTCTGGGTCGTTATACATCCCCATGAGAATCTACCTTCAATGAGAGATAATAAGTGAAATAACTTGAACGGAGGATACATAGATGAACAAAAAGGATGAGCTAAAAATCTTAATATCGAAAATGGATGACAGCCAACTTGAATGGTTTATCAGCCGAATGCAGCAAGAGCTATTGCAAGAAAGCGCTCTGCCTGCTCATCCGTCAACGAATCCACAAAAGAATAAAGATTTTGCCTGACCTCAGACCTTGCGCTCTCACTGGAAACGGTGAGGGCTTTTCTTTTTATATAATCGAGGGCCTGTATTTGATCCGCCTCCGAAAGGGCTGCAAATTCATTCTGTCTGGCCGTTGCTTTGGCAAGCTGGTATACAGAGTCATCGCCGTGCAATAAGTATTCGACTGTAACGCCGAAATAGTCTGCGACTTTTTTTACTTTGTCATAGCTCGGGGCGTGATCGTCCCATTTCGCAATAGACCCTCTGGTGATTCCGGCTTCTTTTTCCAGTTTATTTATTGAAATTCCGCCATGCTGCTCTCGGAGGACAGCAATTCTTTCAAGTAAGGACATTTCGAAGCTCCTAAAATTTCTACGAATATTTTCGTAAATTCACTTGACAATTACGAAAATATTCGTATAATAAGGACTGTAAGCAGGTGCAACAAAACAGCCACAAGGCGTTGCACTTGCGGCGGAGATGTTAACTTTTGTCAGCAACGATAGTTTAGAACATTTTCGCAACTTTGTCAACAAGGAGGAGGAAAATGCTTTTAAAAAATATCGAAACCCTTTGCTCTTTGCGCGGGATTTCGGTCTCTGCACTTGAGAAAACGCTGGGATTTGGGAACAGCACCATTTCGAAGTGGGCAAAGTGCAGCCCTACCGTTGAAAAATTGGCGATGGTAGCCAACTATTTCGGGGTAACGGTGGATGACCTGCTGAAAGAGAAGAGAGGGCGCAAAAGATGAACGAGCTAATCAAGATCACTTACAACAATGACCGCCCTGCGGTCTCTGCGCGAGACCTGCACGATTTCCTCGAAGTGAAGACGGCTTATAAAGACTGGTTCCCGAGAATGTGCGAGTACGGGTTCACCGAGGGCGAAGACTTCAACCCGCTCAAAATTGAGCGAGTTCAAAATGAGGGTGAGCGTATGGTCACCCGAACGGTTGATGACGCGGTTCTCACCATCGACATGGCGAAAGAGCTTTGCATGATCCAGCGCAATGAAAAGGGCAAGCAGGCCCGCCAGTATTTTCTTCAAATTGAAAAGGACTGGAACAGCCCGGAGAAAGTCATGGCCCGCGCCCTGCAAATCGCAGGGGACAAGCTCAAGCGGCTTGAAAACAAGGTCGAGGCCGACGCGCCAAAGGTGCTTTTTGCCGATGCGGTCAGCGCAAGCAAGACTTCGATCCTCGTCGGCGAGCTGGCGAAGCTGCTGAAACAAAATGGCGTGGATATCGGGCAGCACCGACTGTTCCGTTGGATGCGCGAAAACGGCTATCTGATTCGCCGAAACGGCACGGACTTCAATATGCCAACGCAGAAGTCAATGGACTTGGGGCTTTTCACCGTTAAGGAAACAGCGATTACCCATTCTGACGGTACGGTGACGGTGAGCAAGACCACGAAAGTCACCGGCAAAGGCCAGCAGTATTTCATTCAGAAGTTTCTTAGCGAGGAAGGAGCACGCAAATGAGCATAAATGATTTTGCCGGTAAAGTCGATTCCATAGGGTGTGATCTTTCTGATGTGACCGATGCACTGTCCCTCTGCATCGCAGGGGCACTCCAAGAAGGCGAACTCTCTGAGACCGGAGACTGCCGGTTTTACGGGGCACTGATTCAGATTGAAATGGCGTTACGGCGCGTGGAAGAGGCATTGAGCTGTGAAGTTCAAGCGGCATTGGACAGCAAGGAGGAACGCACATGAAGACGATTCAGACGATGGACTTGAACGAGTGCGCGGCGTATCTGAGAGAACACGGGCTGAGCATTTCGAACGAATCGCTGGCAGCCGGCCTTGAGCAGCGAGTTTACCCCTTCGGCGTGTGCATCCGCGGCGGCAAGCGCAGAATCTTCCAAATCTACACTCGACTGGTGAACGAGTGGATCTCGGAACGCGAGGTGGAGGCATGATCGATATGCTGTTTTTCGGCGGAATCGCCGCTGCGGTGATCGCGCTCAACGGCTGCGACTTTACGACGGGACTCTCCGTCATCGGCGCGTGCGCGGTGTGCAAGGTGCTGTATGATCTGCTGCCGTATATCGACAGGGGGTGCAGACGATGAGACGGCACGACAAGCGCACGAGAGAGCAGCGCAAGGCCGACGAGGCGATGCTTTTTGCCGGTATCTGCCTGTTGCTGGCGGCGGTGCTCATCGCGGTCTCGGCGATGATGTGATGTACCGCTGCGAATGGTGCGGGCTGACCTTTGACGAGCCAGACGTCTTGCGCAGGCGCGAGAACCTTGACGGTGAGCGCGGCGTGGAGACGCAAACGATACTATGCTGCCCCTTCTGCGGGGCGGAAGACATCGAGGTAAAGAAAGATGAAGATGCAGAAGATATCGACGCTCGGGATGAGCCGCGAGGAGTGGCTTAAAGAGCGCAAGAAGAGCCTCGGCGGCAGCGACATGGGCGCTGTGCTGGGCCTGAATAAATACCGCTCGCCCTATACGGTGTGGGCGGAGAAGACCGGCAGGATCGGCGAAGAGCCTGAGAATGAGGCGATGCGAATCGGGAGAGACCTTGAGGGCTACGTCGCAACTCGATTCGAGATAAAAACAGGGTTGCGTGTCCGCAAGGTGAACTACATCCTGCGTAACGATGAGGCTCCGTGCCTACATGCGAACATTGACCGTATGGTGTTACCGGCTGGTTGGCACGCTGGCCTTGAATGCAAGACCGCGAATGCGCTGAACATGAAGCGCTATGCAGTTGGCGAATTCCCCGAGAGCTATTACGCGCAGTGTGTGACATATCTCGCCGTGACGGGCTGGGAACGCTGGTTCTTGGCGGCGCTGGTGCTGGGCAAGGGCTTTTACTGCTACCAGATCACGACCGTCCCCGATGACTATGTTCCCGGATGGTGCGAGAGCAGCGTGTATGTCAGTCCCGACGAGATTGCAGCGCTGAAACGCTGTGCAGCGGACTTCTGGCACGATTACGTAGAGACAGACAGCCCTCCCCCGCTGGACGGCACGGAAAGCACGACCGACACGATCGAGACCATCTACGAGGGCGGCGGCGGCGAGGTTGAGCTGCTCGGGCGCGAGAGCCTGATCGAGCAATATCGGTACCTGATGAGCCAAAAGAAAATCATCGAGGAGGACGCGGACAGCATCAAGCAGCAGCTCATGTCTGACCTCGGCGACAATGAGCGCGGCTACTGCGGGCGCTTCACGGTCGACTGGAAAGCACAGAGCCGCCAGACGTTCGACGCGAAAGCATTTGCCAAGGATCACCCAGAAATGGACTTAAGCGGCTACTACAAAACGACTAATTTCCGCAAATTTGCGGTGAAGGAGGACAAAGAAAGATGAAGGAAGGATTGATTCAGAACGCGCAGGCGATGCAGAAAGCACCGCAGCAGAAGCAGGTATCCGTCACAGCGTTGGTAAACGATATGCTTGACCGCGATAGCATGCGCAAGCGCTTTGACGAGCTGCTTGGCAAGCGCGCGCCGCAGTTTATTTCGTCCATCGTTTCGATGGTCAATGCAGACAAAGATTTGCAGCAGGCCTTTTACGAATCCCCGATGACGGTCATTCAGTCCTCGCTGAAAGCGGCGATGTTTGACCTCCCCATCGACCAGAGTTTGGGCTACGCCTACATTGTGCCATTCAAGAACTACAAGAAGGATATTGGCGCAAAAAAGATGGAAGCGACATTCATTCTCGGCTGGAAAGGTATGCACCAGCTCGCACTTCGCACGGGCGCATACAAGACCATCAACGTCGTGGACGTGCGCGAGGGCGAATTGAAAAGTTACAACCGCCTGACCGAAGAGGTTGACATTGATTTCATTGAGGACGAGGACGCGCGCGAGGCGCTTCCTGTCATCGGATATGTCGGTTATTACCGCCTTATCAATGGGGCCGAAAAGACTGTTTACATGAGCGTCAAGGCCATCACCGCACATGAAAAGAAATTCCGCAAAGGTGAATATCAGGGGAAAGGCTGGCGCGATGATTGGGACGCCATGGCGCGCAAGACTGTCTACCGCATTTTGATTGGCAAGTGGGGTATTATGTCCATCGACTACCAGACGCGCGACGCGGGCAAACAGCTTGCCGACGTGATCGCCGCAGATGCGCAGGAAGAGGAAACCATTGACGCCAACTACACCGTGGATGAGACGACCGGCGAGGTCATCGAAAGCGACGGTGACGCACAGTGAGCATGAATCGCGTGTGCCTGATGGGACGCATCGGGCGTGACTTGGAGCTGAAAAAGACGAACAGCGGCGTATCCGTTGTGTCGTTCCCTCTTGCCGTTGATCGCAACGGCAAAGAGGGCGGCACGGACTGGATCGACGTTGTCGCATGGCGCGGCACGGCAGAAGTGCTCTGCAACTACGCCGATAAGGGTCGCATGATCGGCGTCGAGGGGCGCTTGCAGATGCGCGACTGGACGGACAAGAACGGCAACAAGCGCAGGAGCTACGAGGTGCAGGCCGACAGCGTGTATTTTGCGGACAACAGGCGTTTGGAGGGGAATGATACCACCGCGCCGCAATACGCCGCAGAGAGCGCCGCAGGCGGCTTTGCAGAGGTCAGCGAGGACGACGGCGAGCTGCCGTTTTAAGGCGGTGGCGGTATGGGAGCTGCATCTACAAGGTGCTATGTAAAGGCATATTACGACTGGATCGAGCAAACAGCAGCACTGGAAGATGACGAAAAAGGCCGTCTGTTTGTTGCGATTTTAGAATATGCCAGGTCGGGTGAAATTCCAGACAACCTCGGGAGAGAATCCCTTTTATTTCCGGTATTTAAGTCGGTCGTTGACCGTGACGCTCAAAAATCTGATGCGCTGGCTCAGAATGGAGCGGCTGGCGGCAGAGCACCAAAAGCAAATGCAAGCAAATGTAAGCAAACGCAAGCAAATGCAAGCAAATGTAAGCA